TTCAGATAAATCAAGTTCCTTACCACCAAAAAATACTTGGCTAATCATATCAGAATAACGATCACCTCCACCAGTTATACCTTTCATTGTCTTCAACATATCTGGAAGGTACTGTTGATTCGCAGGAGAGAAGGGATTCTCCATTATCTTACGATACTGGAATAGACTTTGTCCTGGCATCATTGAACTTAATACACCAAACTGTAGAGCTTGTACCTGACTATTCCCTGACTGATGTAGACCTGAATATAATCCTTGAACTGCCTGACCCAATACTACAGGATTTGATATACCTACAGAATCCTTGATTGCCTTAATCATATGTGTATTAACACCCTGATTGACGTGTGTTGTTTCCTCAAGCTGCTTCTGACTCAGATTTATCATTATCTGCATATATTCAGAAAGCTGACTCCTATCATTACCCATACCACTGCCAGATTGCAATCTTCCTGCCACAGCAGCTGCCGATACACCACTACCTCTTAATAACTTAGTCATTTCAAGTGCCTGACCTTGATCAATTCCACCACCATGTATCAATTCGGCTGTCTTTAAAGCTCCTCTCATAATAGGATCATCATGACCTGCTGCCTTTGAATATTCTTTTGCTAACTGATATGATTCTGTATAAGTCATTCCCATTCCGCCCATAGTATTAAGATTATCCTGTCTCGCACCTTCAACACTCATCGTACTCATCATACCAAGATCAAGAGATCTTCCTCTACCTGGAACTCTTTTCCCTTTATTATTCCGATATGAATAACCTATATCTTCAACAGGTGTCATACCTGTATTCCTCATCCCTCCAGTAACACCATAATATTCAGCCTGTGATTGTTGTAGTTCGCTCGAATTCTTAAATACTTGCTCAGCAGAACCTGATATTAAGGCAGCAGCAGCATTAATAAGTGGATTTCCTGTAAAAATAGAAGTCATCGCTGGAACAGCAGAAGCAGCACCTGAATATATATTTGGAGCTCTCATTACAGTCAAGGTAGTATTTTGCAAATCACCTATCGTCCTGATAAAACGATCATTATACTGTTTATCCTTTTCTTTTTGTTGACTATCCTTTTCATTTTCTGATTTATCTTCTTGACGATCTATGCGTTGCTTTGCACGCTCATCATTCTTTTCAAGTCTCTCCTGATATATCTTTTCTTTATTATTTGTTTTATCCCTTTCAAAAAATTCACGCAGAATATTAGCTTCCATACCAGATGCAGCAAATTCACCTTGAATACCTGCGACGTTTTTCTTATACTGTTGAGGGGTCTGTTGACCTGATTGAAGTAAGTTCTTCTCAATCATTAGAGATGCTTTCAGGTCTTGAGTCAATTTACGTTGATGAGAAATAACTTGCTCCTCAACTATCTTCATCATATCTTTAGATGATGTCCCGTATTGTTTTGCAAACTGAACGAAATCCGCATACATCTTACCAACCTGCTTGGATACTTTATCTGTACCTTGAGCAAAATTAGCATCATCTACACTGAACTTTATTTTGAACTCTCTATCTGCCATTAGAATTTGAAATTATCAAGTTTTAATTTTTCAAACTGCTCAGTAGCTTGCTTATTACTAATAACAGTTCTATTTAACCAATTTCCTTTACCAGCCTTATAAGAGGTGTTTTTGATTGAAAAATCCTCACCAGCTTCTTTCTTCGCAGACAGAAGCTTTAATTCCTCTTCACGCATTTCAAAGTACATATAATCTTCCTCGAACTCTACACACTGGTCTATAAAGCAAGATTCCCTATGAATCATGGAATTGAAAGCCACCTTGTGCTTATCTCGCCACCATCTATCCATAGGGAATCTTATATTCCAATCAACGACATATCTCTTTATGTCATCAGCTTCGATGCTTTTAAGCATAGCACTATATGTTTACTTGGTCGGCTCATCAGTTTTCTTTCCTACATTCTGAAGTGCTTGATACCAAGCCGTCATCCAGGGCATAAACTTTTCCCGATACTCGGTGCGGATTTCAGCAAAATCCAAAGCATCAATATCCTCAAATGATACCTTGTTCAAATCTTTTTGAACCTGAGGAATGAGCACTGTCAAGTTAGCAACGATATCAACAAACTCCAAGGCATCGTACTGTGCTACTAAATTAGATGAAGCCATAGTACCATACTGACCACCAGTGAGCTGTTGCTTCAATGCTTCAAGACGCATAAACTGTCCAACAGTTGGATAACTTACAACGTATTCGTTTCCCTTAACTTTTAAAGTGATTGTTCTCTGTAATTCCATAACATTCTTTATTTTTACGACGATAATACTTACAATTTTTAGAACAGTATCGGGTCGAGATATGTACCTGACATATCACTTCCACTGATTTGTCCTTCTGTTATATCAAATGACTGACTATCCATAAATGCATTATAGATGACACCTATTTTTTCCTTACCTACCTGAGTGACAACTCCGGTCGTCTGGTCTTGTTCCTCAATTATCTTACGATAAAGATGAATATTGACACCGCTCTCAGTCAGCAGTAAAGTATTCTGAAAATCCTCCACGCTGTTATTTACTGTACGATTTATAAAGGGATTAGGAATTGTACCTAACTTAGTAAAGTCAATAAAATAACTTGAAGCTGTGAACGAGCAATTAATATTCAGAGGAGGTTTCTCACTCGCTATTAAGGTGCCGATACCACGTACATCACCACGACCTATATTCTCAGTTGCCCTGAAGGTCTTCATTTTGCCTATTGCTTGACCACCAATCTCAATTATTGCGAGGGGTGCCGTTAATGTCTTTGTTGCCATTTCTTTATTTTTAATACTTTACCAATTTTTATGATAACATAAATCCTGTCATGAAAATTTGATCGACTTCTTCATTAGGATAGAATCCGTACTGAACGAAATATGCAGTTCCAACAACCGTGACAACAGGCTGAGTAAATGATAATATCAGGTTATCAACCAACGGATTTGCAGTTACTGATTTCAACTTACCTATTGTCCAATCACGAATATAAGCAGTAGAAAGGGTGTTTCGATTAGTACCACTGGGGTTACTAAATAATTCCTTCTTTCCATCGACAATAAATCCATTGTTCAATGCAGCAGAGATACGGGTGAGCTGTACTATATATGATGTTCCATCGGGATTTATATCATTCTGACTCAACTGTAATGAATTCACGTCATCAAGAATGATAAACTTCTGAAAGTCATCGTCATAATAGGTTGCAAAGATACCGATTTCAACAGACTGCTCCATCTCTTTTGGTAAAAGTAAATGAACCTCACCATCAATTGCAATAGTTTTGAAAGTTGAAGGAACTTGAGGTGCGAGTCCACAAGTACGTCCCAAGCATATCGCTGTCTTATATAACTGATCCCACACTCGATATCCTACTCCTGTAAGATTTGAATTCTTTTGTACCCCACCATGAACGACCACTACACGTTCCGAGTTCAATTTATAAACTGAATCTGCTGAACTGTAAGTCACTAATTGTCCGAGAGAATTGAGATTAAAGTGAGCACTGTCAAATCCTCCACCGACCCAAAGGAATTTCATGAATTTTGCCTGGTTCAATATATGACTGAGATACATGAAATTGGTCACACCAGCAGCATTATTTCCGTACTGATCAGACAAGATGAAGTTATATCCAAGGTTCGTGACGGCATCGAGAACAGCATTTATACCAGCAGTGTTGAAAGTTTCAGTACCACCAACCGCTAATGTATTTCCGGAGTATAATACTAAGTCAGTTGATGCAAGTAACCCAGTTCCAGTGATTGAACTTGATTGAACGATGAAATACGTATTGAAATTCGGGTCAGTCTGCATCCAAGCCAGCAAGTCAGTGATACCACTAAATTCTATTGATTTAGCAACCAATAAAGGATTAGTCATATTTGCAGCTATACCATCATAAGGTAAACCATCACTGTTAATTGAAGCAGGTGGAATACCTTTAAAGGTCCCCTGCCAGAACGACAATATATATTTACTTGTATTGACAACTCCTGGAGACAAGGTGAACGCATATCCTTTTGAAAGGACTTCATTTGTACCATTCAATACCTGTGCACCATTTGCTATCAATCCTTCATCAAATGTATTAATTACAATCGTTCCACCTGCATACCCTCCACCCTTCGGTGAAAAGGTTAATGTCGCAGGAGTGGTCGTTGCAGCACGAGTATAAAATATTGTCGCTACTCCATCAACACCCAAATCCGGATTAAATAATGGATCAGCGAGCAACCACCAGTATCCACCCTTTACAAAAGAACGGAAGTCAGTGATATTATCAAATTTATAAACTGATTTTTTACCTTGAGTCCTGGTGCCAAGGATACCAGCTCCTCCACCATATGAACCACCACCAGCTCCAGGTTCCAATCCTGTATCAATTATCAATACATTACCTGTCGCACTTACTAATGGTGTGCTCTGATTGCCACCAGATATATCTGAATAAACTCCTGGAAGAACTACTTTCTGGCCATTAAATACAAATGTTTGTGCCATTATGATAGATTATTCATAGCACCGATATCAATTTTTACGATTTTTCAAGGTTTAAATATACTAACTTTTCGCATTAAAAAAAAATTTAGATATCTTTTATTTCTAAATTCTGTTCTTTAGCGATTTTCAACCATTCTTCGACTGTCCGTTTCTTATCTGATAACATTCTATTAATATAGAATTCGACCCGTGGATTCGCTACATAAAGTCTACAAAACTCACGAGAGCCCAATCTAACTCTACCGTCGTCTTCAAAATTTCCACCGCCTATTGATGTCTCTTGCTTTTTCATAATAATTCCGTTATATATTATTAAATCCTAAGTCACAATCACCATATCCATATGAATATATAGCTCCATAGTGAATTCCGCTGTAAAATACTATCTCATTATAGAATGCAGTCCATACAAGATCAGGAACTGTCACCTCATTAATCATGTCAAAACTCAATGTGCGAGCAAACAAGTTAGGTATATTATCATCCTTAAGCATTAAATCCTGTGCACCGAACTTAGGATTTCTCAGTCCATTAAGTTCTAATGTAGGATGATTAGCAATCATAACACACTGTAAAGCATAAAATATAATTAATACTTCAAATTGATTATCTGACGTTATTATGATATTATACTTACTTCCAAATGTACGTGTACTGGTTTGTTCAAATTGTTCATTCTCATCATCCCATATAACACCACTATCATAATTAGGGTCAAATCCTATACCATCTCCGATTGGAGATTGGGCTGGAAGATTAATATGAATAGTCGGTATGCCGGCTCTCGTACGGTCAAAGAACGTACGTACCATAAGCATTCTTGGATCATCAGGATTCCTCAGAAGTATCTTCTGTGCTTGATGATAGAAATCATATCCATCTACAACGTTCCCATTAAATAACTGATAAATGAAAGTTTTTGTAGGGTCTGTTTCTGTATTGAAGTTGGCTTGAATTAATCCTAAAAATCCATCCAAAAGTTTCTTGAGCTTTATCTCTGGTAAAATCAGCATTTATTGTCCTCCTATGAATTCATCTGCAATTCCCCAAACAAACCTTTCAAGATCGGTTTCTAATTTCCCAGCTGCCGTATCTGCGAGGTGTCTGGCCTCTATACCTGTATTAATCCAACTATTCGGGTCACTCAGGTCACTAACTCGACGGAACGTTGTATATGATGAATGTGATGTCATATCACTTTTCACCATGCCTTCATACTTGGTGCTCTTACTGGTGTAAGTTTCTCGGAAATCACCCTTATAATCAGTTACTGCCTGACGAACAGTTGGAATCTGATACTGCTTAGGAATTCCAGACTTCACTAACTGAAACTCAGGATTTTCATTTATCCCCTGTCTCATGACATTATGAATAGCTGTAGGCATCACTTCCATAAAAGCAGATGATTCTCCTAATGCGGCAGGATTAGCATATCTGAAAGGGATAGTTAAATACCATCCTTCGCCAGACTTCTTCATGTGCTTCTTAGATGATTTACTGAACCCATCCTTCATATCAAATGGGTCAGAGCCTAACTCTATCATATTAGGAAGTTGACCAACTAATCCAACCTCAGACTCCTTGAGAGAATTCTTCTTTTTATAAATACCTTCAATATATATGTTCCTCGTTGAATGTAATTCTATCTTAGCTTCCTCAATTAGCAATCTTTCAAATTCATTAGTGATACCATCCAATACCTCTCCTATCAACTGGCTTGACTCTTGCTGACTCAATCCCAATTCCTTTGACATCACTGTAACATCTATATTGAAAGGTTCCATCTATGTATTCAATATTAAGTTATTTCCGACAAAGTTCAAAGCATCCAGTACATAGTGACTGCGTCTCGCTACTGCATTGACAGGGAATAATTCAGTCACCTTAACACCACTTTCCTGTGTTATTGGACTATTCCTTACATCATGAACGACGTCTATAATGTGATACTGGAGATTATGTTTGTAACGTATTGAAATTGTAATGTCATTAGGATACAAGGAAGTAAACAAAATTTTATTCCCAATAATTGTATAATCCGTATTAAGTAAAAGTCTCTTTAGGGCTGTATTCTCATTTATGAAGATGAACATATCTATTATGTTAATGATAGGATATATCGTGTAACAGTACGACTGTCCATTGTAATTCTTCATAAATACAGTCTCACTTTGAGTTGCCAAGCTATCAAGGACTGTAATCCTGTCCATGAAACAAAGATAATCACGTACCAATGCTGTAACAGAAACAGTTCCTATATTTTCTTTAGACCATTCACGATACTTTGTATTTGCATTAAGGGACATGAGCAACATCTTAGTTTGATAGGCTCCCAAAAATACGAACCCTGTACCCAAACAGTTCTGACACGTTGCAAGCTGTGGTGACGAAATTCCTCTACAGGGACAGAGCACATTACTTTCAATAGTTACATTATATCCCTTTTCCCAGACCGCAGAACCAAAACCATGTCTATCAAATTCAACACGTGGTTGAAATACATTACTAATAGAAGCTTCTTGTGTAATTACTTTGCTCATTGATTATAATGATAGCATTGTTATTCCTTTATACTTACTCCTCAGAATTTTGGTTTGTTCATCAATATCCTTTTGGTACTGTTTAATCCTATTTTGAAATGCTGACCCTGATGAAATCGAAGCTGACTGGCTAAGTCCGTCAATACCCAATGACTGAGATGAGATTCCAGGATTAAGTATCAAATCACCAGCTATGGCAAATACATCCACTGCAGCCATTTTACCGATAAGGTCAAGAAGGTCATACGGAAGTTTACTGTATCCTGTACAGTAAGTGAACTGCCAATAATTAGGAAGAATCGAGTATCCCAGGATTCCAAGATATGGAACTATACCATTATAGACCAGCGAACCTGATTGAGCAGCACCCTGATTTGGAACCAAGTACAATTGACGATAGAATGTTTCTCCGTCACCACTTGCCCTTATACTCAACCATTCCACCGGATAATCAATTTGCTTTATCGTGCCTACATACCCATCCAGCTTAAAACATTGTACTATTGGATATGATGACCGCACATAGCCGAAAGCCTCAAAGTCATCACGATAAAATGATATAGATTCCTGTATTATCTGTGGTGTCAACTTAATAGCAAACATCGCTTCTATCTTCTTTTGAGCTGAAGAGATGATTGTATCATAAGTAGAATCACTAATAGTCGTCCCGTCCTTAGCAGTTAAATGAATCCCGTAAAAATATAAATCACGCAATTCACTTGGACTCAACGCTAACCAGTCTGTTGTCCCTCTTTTATATTTCGAAGCCAAAGTTAGTGTCGCCATTTAAACTACTTTATCAAATTTAAAATTATTGTAGAACAAATTTCAGTCAATTTTAACAACGTATTGAGTATTACTCTCTGATTTTAATGCCCAGAAATCTCCTTGAATAGAATCCAATAGGTTATTTCAGTTTTGAAGCAAGTAAGATTATTATCTCGCCTTTACTCGAAGGTATCTCAAATTCAGGAATACCTGCTTCCACCGCCAGTTCCTTGAGTTGTGGTAGATTATACTTTTTAAGTTGATTGATATATTCATTATTAGAAGTGATATTCGGAACACCTAATTCTACATCAGGATATTTCCCATCATTAACTTCAGGAGCAACGTAATATTTCACACGACTATCTTCCTTTACAATACGATGACCAATGGCATCAGGAACTTCAGCAACACCTTCAGAATTAAAGGATACTACAGAACCGAAATAATTATATTGACGGTTCGAACGAGATTCAATGGTTTTTATCAACATACGATTTTTATTTAATGGTTATTAATACAGCTATAAATATACTCAATATAATAAGAACTAAAATCATTTTTTTTTACTTTAAATAAGCAAACCCTCTGCATGAGGGTTTGCTTGAGATAATGAATTATCTAACCTTAATTCATAAGGTTCACCAAATTAGGGAGTCGGTGAAACAAGAATACTTCCGATGTTTATAATACGGGTCACTTTCAATCCTGCGTACAGGATTGGAGTTCCGTACAATAACACCATGAAACGAGTCGAAGGACTCAGTACAGCCAAGTCCATCTTCATCAGAGGAGCCAGCTGTTTAAACGAAAGTATCTGATCGTTCATTTCACAAACTAATGCCTGTTCAGTATTGGAGATATAGCGATTCCTGTCCCATACGCTACCTGCAGCAGCACCGTCATAACCGGCAGACAAATCACTCACTGCAACAGTGAAGATAGGATACAACTGGGCTACACCAATAGCAGTGTTAGGATTAACAGTGCTACGATAAATCACGTAAGCAGTTGCGGGATATGCACCGCCACCATCCTGAAAGGTCAGGTTCACTGAATTCCCTGCTGTTACCACAAGACCTGAAGATGAACCAATTTGCTGCAGCGTACTTTCACCATACCTGTTCTTTGCAGCAACGGCATAGTAATAATCACCAGTAAAATTGGCAAACCTGTTATTGGTGTCAGAAGCAAGAGCTGATGTACCGCCAGCGAGAGGAGCATTCGGTGCTTTAACGTTGGTGGCAGCTGAACCGATAATACGGGAAGGGTTTGATTTCCAAAATTTATCATCAACAACAGCGATATCACCGAACTGGGTGGTAATCCCTACAACTTTCTGACCCATAATACCAGCAGTCACCTGTTGAGTATTCGGTTGAATAAGTTTAGAACCATGAAACTGTTTCACATAGTTCGAGAATACGATAGGAGGTGCGATGATTTTATCGGCAAATCCATAGTTCACGTTGATACTTTCGACAGCTGATTCAACAGCAGCGTCACTCAAAGCATTACCACGAAGGTCAACCACTGTGGTCGAGTTCTGATAATTATCTAAGGTGTCATTGAAAGCTGTAAAATGCTGAGAAAAAAGACCGTTGAATTCCTGAGGAACTTTAGCAGAATCGGCAAACGGTAATGCCTTTTCAAGCTGACGGAGCACCCACTGGGTTCCGTTGATTGTTTCTCTTTTAATCATGTCACCAACCATGGTTGACACTAACTGCATCGGATGGGTTACTTCACGGGTCGATCCCATAAATTTAACCAACTGAGCACGTCTTACATACTGCGAGTCTACAGACTCGGGAAGTTCACCTTCGTTAGTGAAGGCAGCACCGTCAACACCATAACTTGCTAACTGATTGTATTCTTCTACCGTGTTGTAAGCAGGCAGTTTAGGAAGCATCTTCCAGAATACGATATCACGTTCGGTGTTTGTCAGAATCTTTAAAGTGGCTTCTAAGGATTCAACCTTTAAAGGAGCACCACTGGCTGTGGTCAGGTTCGTGGTATCACGACCTGTGATTTCTTCAGCCATCATAGCCTTCATCAAGTCCTGGACTTCCTGCTGTGACGCAGAACCGAATCCCTGACCGAAGTTAGCATAGTCTTGTAATGTGATTCCAAGATTTTCCATAATACTGATTCAAATTAATTTCTTTCCAATGACTATTGTTACGATGTTTGCTTTATCTTTGTGCTGGTTATTACTGAACCAACTTTATACCTTTATTGAACAAATCAGCTATGACATTAGGACGTAATGTTTTTGACGCATCATACAGCAGAGCTGCATTACAGTACAGACCATTCGTCTCACCTTTATTGATTTCCTGGTCGGCATACGACATCAGGGTATCAGCAACTTCCTTCTTGTGCTGACTAATTGAAAGAACCTTTTTACCACTATCCTTATCCTGAGTAAATGCCTTTTCAATGACGTTCGTACGTCCGATTGATTTACGACCCACCGGAGAGTTCCCGATAACTTCAATTTGTTTCCTGAGCTCCACATTATCATTCATAATAGCCTTTATCAAGGTACTCTGTGCCTCAAATTTTTCAGTCAATCCTTCAATCAATTCTGCTCCATCATTAAGGCTATCACCCTGACTCTTTTGTATCTTTCTTTTATTGATGCGTCTTTCATCACCATCAGGTTCACTGTGTCCAGTATTCTTACCTGGGTTCCCAGTTTCTTCATCACCATCAGGCTCATGAGACATATCTTTCATCAATTCTTTTTTGGCAGACTTTTTAAGCTTACGATCTTCCCAATCGTTCGGGAACGATTTCTTAATCTCATCTTTCTTTGCTCTCAATTCCTGCTTGATAGATTTCTTGAAGTCTTTATATTCCTTCATAGCTTTCTTAAAGCCATCATCTTCTTTTTTTGTATCAACGGGATTTTTACCTTCGGGAAAATTTTCATGATTCTGTTCAACGTCGCCAACGACGGGTTTGTCAGAACCTTTCTGTGAACCATTTTTACCAGCACCATCAGTACCTTTACTTATATCATCTGTTTCGATTCCCAAAATCTGTAATGCCTTCTGAAGTTCTTCAGCAGTGACATTATTAATGTCTGTTACCATACTATTATAGTAATAAGATATGACCGATTTTTAGGATTTACGATTGATGAGTAAATTTGAGACTATAAAAATAATACTATTTTAGATAAAAAAAAAAGTTTTTTAGATATTTTTTATCTATGATTGATTTTTTCTGCTATTTTATTTTTATAATCCAGTGATATCAACCCTTGCTGATAACCTTGAGCCACGACAATTATCGCTTTTACCAACTTTTTATTAGCACCCTCAAGGTCTTCAGGTATCACGGCAGCTGCTGATTCAGTGGATACAGACTTCTTCACTTTATTCTTATTACCGATATATTTCTCAGCAAATTTACGTGCTTTTGCTTTCTGTATCTCGGTTGGACTTTTTATATTACGAAGATATACTTGCTCTGCCTTGGCTATACCTGATTCATCACGAATTATCTTCCCTTCTGCACTAAAGTTTGGTTCAGTAGACTGACTGGTTGACGATGAAGTGAAATGTTTTGATGCTATGACATTTTTATCTGCCTTAGAAATATCAATGACTTCAATCTTGAAATCCTGGTCAATAGTGTATCTCTTACCAGTTTCAGAATTTATGACATCAACAATGTACTTTGAAATGGTTCCACGCTCCGACTTTTCAATAACATCAAAATCATTTTCTTTATAGCTAATACCCTTAGTTATCAGGTCTGCCCATGTATTCGGATTCTTAGGATGAGGACATATAGCAAATCCTGTTATCTTTGCTTTCGTTACTCTCTTAGGGTTTATCGAATCACGAACAAGTGCCTTACCTTCTACTGAGATTCCCAACCTATTCCCTATCTCAGATGATTTCTTCATGGTCTTCATTAAATCAATAACCTGTTGACCCACTTCACTTTCAGGATATATGATACCTTCAACTTCAAGTTTGCCATTCTTAAGAACATGCTTTGTAGGTTCTCCGATAATATATTTCGGCTCCTGCATATGATTCCAATTAACAGTGGTAAAATTACTAAGGTCAAATCCATTAGGGTCGAGAAATTCACCATCAGTATCCTCAGTACCATCACTGGCTACACCCTTAAACTTATATACCTCAGTACCCTTATTATCAGTTCCCTTTTCAATAGTTTCAAAAGGTACGAAAAAATTGAAATCATTTACTGTCTTCATTTTGCTTCTTATTATTATCGTCACCGATTTCTGATTTATCTTCCTGTTCTTCATCCAACGTTTCATCCCACCAGTCAGGTAATGGGAATGCATCCAGGTCTTCAACTGTATCTATGAATTCCTGACTATAATTTTCCTTATTATCTTTATATTCACTCATAACTGTGCTCCTATCTTTTTAAGCCACTCTTCTGTCACCTTTGGATGTATGTAAGCTTCTTTAGCCATTGCTGGAGTATTGTTCAATCTACGACTTACAACTTTATATAAATTAGTAAGTTTATTCTGAATTAATTTTTGTGCCTCTTTTGGATTTTTAGGGAGAGGTGGTGGAGGAGTACTGTCTTGTTCCAGAACCTTACGACCCATATCAGTAGCGACCCAAGTCCTCAAATCCTTTACCTTCCAATCTGGACTTATATTTTCATGAAAGAACCGACGTACTGTGCTGTCATTGACTTTATCAAATACAAAATTTTCACCTTTCTTCATATCCTTCATCTGTCCCAGATATGATGCTAATTCTTTATCATTAATCGAGGCAGTATTGTTTTTATATGACTTACCAACGAATTCAAGTTCAACGGTATCTCCTTTTACCTTAATATTATCAGGACTCAATGTAGTCACTCCACGATTCTCAGTTTCCTCAAATCCCTTCTGACTACCTATACGCAACCCTGTATTGACTATGATGCTCAGTACGGCTCCTATCTGACGTTCCTTTTCATCATTACTCTTAAGAGCTTTACTGGCAACATCCTTCACTTTATTGATATCCTTATCTGTTATCTGTTGCATCCGTTCCCATTTATAATCAGCATTCTTCTGTAAAAGCTTTTCAGTAAATGCATACTGTGTCTTATTATTCTTAGGATTGACCCACTTTAATATCCAGTGAGAATCAACGTCTCCAGAGGTATTCACCTGTACATCCTTTTCTGGTATATCAATTGGAAGATGGTTGAGTTTATATTTACTGTACTTTTCAATCCACTTATTCCTTTCTGCACTCTCTTTCTTTAGTCTCTCCTTTTCAGGATCAACTTGTTTCTTAGATTTTACATCCTTTGATTTACCATCTTTAGCATCAGGTTCCTGTACATGTTCTTCTTTATGACGACGATCAAGTTCCTTATGAGCAGCAACCCTAATAGCTTCATCACCATGCTGTTTTATAGTACGATTCAAATCCTCTTCCGAAGCAGCTCTGGCATGTTTCTCAAGTTCCTGAGGTGTGTACTTATGTTGTTTTTCAGGTTCCTTATCTTCTTGTTTACGACCTACCACTTGCTTGCGTTCAAAAGTCTTTCCGTTACGAGTGACCTTAACTACATCAGCATGTTTACCAGTTCCATAATCCCGAGTATTCTGAGCCTTCTCGATTTTATTATCCTTCAAATATTTATCAATGTCATATATAGTGACCCTTACCTTACTGTTACCCTCGAGTATTTTATTAGCTATCCTATGATAACCATTGGATAACAACAACTCACCCTGAAACCTCCAAATTTCAGGTAATTTATCGGAGTCATACTTTGCTATCATTTTATCTTTTGATAACGTATTTTGCTCCAAAATAAGTTTTTGGATAGATACATCCTGTTCCTCGCAATAATTCTTTTCTAAAGTCTTATACATATCAGGATTCTCTTTCAGTAAGTTATCAACCTCAGAAAATATCTTCTTTGACTCTATATCGTCGAGTTCATTATTCTTATATACATCCTTTGACCAGACTCTATCACTATCGGTGACGAAAGCAGGTAAATCTTTAACTTTCTTCTTGAAATCATCTTCAGAAATGCCTTTCTCAATTTCATTATGTTCTGAAATATCTTCAAGGTCACCATTCTGGTCAATCTTATATTTCCCTAACTGTTTATCAGTACCATCACCCTGGTCTTGAACAAAAGTAACTTCGTTGCCTTCATTACTAAGTAAGTAATTTGTTGCATTAAGACTTATCATCTTTTGGTCAAGAAATTGACCTACCTTATTTTCATATTCAATACGTTTCTGACGACGGTCTTTAAGCATCTCGATGAATGAATCCTTCATCATTATCTTATCTACCACCGGAGTCTTAGGTCTCTGCCAGTCAGCAAGGTATCCTTTAGACTTACGTTTATAAGTGTTACTATCAAGAAAATGTATGCATTTTGGAGAATTCATATCGCCTGCATCACCCTCAACAGTATATGCAATATACTGCTTAAACCTTTCAATGAAATCACCCACACCATAAACAGCTCCAAGAAAGTGGACTTGATGACTATTCTGAACTTGTAAAAGTCCTGGAATCTGTTTCTTCTCACTTCCTACAAGCTGTCTACGACGACGTAATACTCCGTCACGATTAACAATCACATCGGCATAGTGCTTATGCTGACCATACTTACCTTTTGTAATATCGTACAAAGAAGCTTCTGGAACAAGTTCTAATATATTGTTAGATTCCATTCTCTTTTCTTAACTTATTTATCTTGTGAACCAATTGATTCATATTACTTGCAACCTCAGCCATTTTATGTAAAAATTCTTTCTCACCAGGTCGAAAATGTTCTGCAATGTCTATTGGTGGGTATAACTTCTTTTTAATAGCTCTCAATTCATCGAATTGCTTTACAAATTTTTCCTTTTCAGTTCGTAATTCTTCCAATGTTACATTCTTAGATTCATCATATATATATTTATCTCCTTCTTTCCTTATATATTTATGATTGACTTTGTTTCCTTTCCTCAACAATTCTTCAGTTTCTTCTATACCTATTGTTTTTTGAATTAATTCAATAGCATTTTTCTCAATATCATTCACAAATATATCATCAAGAACAGTCTTCAAATTTTTTATAAGAGGTTTATCTTGCCAATCCTGCTTATCCATCCATTGATAATTCTGATGTTTATTATTATCAAGTACAACAGTAAAACTATCATTGAATGGGTTGAACAACCTCTGTGATACTGTACAAAGGAAATATTTTATAATACATTTATCATCTTCAAAAGTAAAAATTTCATCAACACTTTCTACTTTCAACATTGTTTCTTCATCACATTCTCTTATTGCTGCTTGTTCTGCAGTTTCAAATGGATCAATATGACCTCCTGGTAACCCAAAACAAGAAGGTGCAAAGTCAGCATCCGATCTCCTCAATAAAAAAAGAATCTGACCAAGATTATTCTTTATAATACAATCGGAATATAAAGTCTTACCATTTTTAGTAATTCCCTTAATTGCCTTCTCCAGTACATCACATGTTATATCATGATTTTTATAGGCTGTTTTTACAACCTGGTAAGACTTTTCAATTTTACTTTTATTGTAAATATCTTCAATATTAGGAACGTGAGATTTGAGAAATTCGAGGTCTTTTTGGCTTTTTTGGAGGTCTTCTTTTATAACCTTACATTTACCCAAGTAAGTAATGAAATTAGATTTATACCTATCCTCTATTCTATTCTTAAGAGATTTCACTCTACTGTTTCCCTTACTTATTTCAGTATCGAAATATGCAAGCTGTTTATGATGATTTATTTTATAATCATTAAATTCCTCAACTATCTCTGCCAGATCAGATTTTACAAGATTAATATCATCACATAATTCGGAATACTGTAAAATATAATCTTCTACAGTATCTAAACGCAAGAAATGTCTTAATTGCTGAATCATGTTATTCGTTGTTATCTAATTTTATCAACATGTTTATTTATATTATTTAATCATTAAATAACTTATCATCACCAGAGACCACAGCATCACCACGAACCAAAGCACTACCAGAGACCACAGTATCACCAGAGACCTGAGCATCATCAGAGACCACAGCATTACCAAAGACCTGAGCAGTATCAGAGACCCGGGCATCACCAGAGACCTCAGCATTACCATAGACCCAGGCAATACCAGAGACCTCAGCATCACCACAGACCTGAGCAGTATCAGCGACCCGGGCATCATCAGAGACCACAGCATTACCAAAGACTTTAGCATTACCAAGAACCTTAGCCTTACCAGCTAAATTTTCCTTTTTTTCAACGAAACCACCCTTGGTGCCATCTTTGTACTGAACCCTGAAAAGCTTAACACCCTTGTGCTCGATGGATTCGGTGGTCAATTTGAAATGAGAACCACCTTTTGATTCTTCCTTGAATTCTTTTACGAATTCTTTATCAGACCCTGAATTCACAGCTATGTCCTGAATTCGATTTAAGGTCTTCGCCTGTAACAAATGTTCAATAGTTGGCATGTTTTTTAAGTGTTTTATTTATCCGTTTTTATGTTTCTTTGCTTCACTTATAGCTATTGCGATGGCTTGCTTGCGATCAGTAACCTTGTCTCCACTACCAGAACGCAATGTACCACGAGCAAATTCTTTCATCACTACAGCAACCTTATCTTTTTTTTCTTTCAACTTGCCACGTTTCTTAGCACCAGCACCAAGCTTGTCAGGATGCTTCATTGCTTCCTCTTGCTCAGCTTCGCTCTTATATAGAGGTCTCATGGCACGTGAGTTCTTAGGAGTTCCCATAGAAGCATCACTACTTCCCATAGCTTCCTCCCCCTTATTTAAGGCATTAAATATACTAACTTTTCTGGTATTTCCTTGCAAATCTTCAATTTCTTTTATCTCTAATTCACCTTTCTCAATAAGAATATCTCTTTCAGAGATTGCTATATTGATACCCAATAGATCTGCAGCCTTCTTGATATCTGATTTTTTCATACCTTCTTTTTTTAGTTCTTTTCGTGCCCAATTTTTAGGCATCGGGTCAGTGTAATACATTAGCCGTTCAGCTAAATGATCTATCGCAATTTGACCAGCAATTTCATCCTCATCTGTATGCTCTCGTTCAATATGTTTCCCAATTTCGAATTGCTTATTTACATCTCCTATTGGCACCGCATATTTCTTAGAAAGATACTCTAAAGTTAGGTCTTGACCTCTACCTCCTATGAGATTTTTCATCTTAAATTTTTATTTCCTAATAAAATATTTGGATATACATTGTTTTGAATTGCGAACTGACTAACGAATGCTGCAATAGCACCCACCGCTATCAAATAGCCACCAACAGCATTGTACTGCTGAGGTAAAGTATCAGGATACTTTACAAAATATGCACCTATCGCAGCACAGACACCACCTATTGACTGAACATACTGAAAAAAGGCAGGTGTCTTGCTAAAGAAACGCTGTACAGCTGGAAAACTCATCAAGAATGAGATTATAACTTTTATTGTCTTCATATCAATATAATTTACAAAGGTTTAAAATCCGATTATAATACTCTGGAAAGTCGTCTTTCATGCGAGCATAAACTTTTGCCATACTTTCCTTATTTTTTTTATCAAGACCCCACAAATGCGTGTAACGACGACCTTTCAAATAACAATCTTCAGTAAGACTTTCAGTCTTTAACATTAAACCCACATCCTCATATGGTTTTAATCCCTTACTATCCAATATAGAAGTGATAAAATACTGTTCGTGCAGTAAATTCTGATATATCAACTTATCTTTAAATAAGTTTGATGACATGACCTTTAAATTTTCAGGGTCGCGAACATAGGCTGTCGAAGCAATGAACCATTCCTTGATTAGCGAAGGGTCATTACATCCCATTATTCCACAATTATATGAATAATCAACAGGATGATTCTTTATGACTACAGGGACATTTGGACATTTACTCATAATATGTAACAGCGGAACGTACCACCCATAACCAGCTTCGAAGGGTGTTTCTAATGATTGAAAAAACATCTTTTTACTCGAAACTTCGTCCGGGAGACCATCCCAAAGAAATACATCATTATCAATATGAACGAAAGGTTCAGTCTGCTCGGTATATGCAAATAATTTAGCATAACCCCAGAGCCATTGAGGAAGTTTTGAATTGAATTGATTCTGTGATGTAGAGACTTTCGTGAAAGGCAACTTGACTTGATTGATGAATATATTCTTACCCAAGTCATTAGTAACGAAATTAATTTGCTTGAAATTATTAGCTGTTACGAGAACAGATAAACTCATCGTCATTAGAAAATCCTGAAACGAATTATATCCATTAGAATTTCTATCCAGAGACCAATGACTGTAGACCGCTATCATATTAGCACAATTTTTGTCTGTTTAAATAAACAATACCACTTGTTTTTCTGAACATCATCCAATTATTGATCAGAAGTTCGGAGTCAGACCATTGTAGATATTATCAAATCCAAGTCCATTGACACCATAATAGTTTCCATAATACAAAGGATTCAAATTAACCAGTACTGTGGTAGTTTGTAATGCTGTGTCAATAGCTACCAACTTCAATCCTTGTTCCTTAGCAAACAATATAAGACCACCGAGAGTAGTTGGAACTTGTTTATCAGGCATACCGAATGCCACAGGGAAGGCATATTGTGAATTATTGCCAGGAAATTTTGAACTTAATAATGTACAAGGATTATCCTGTAATGTATTAAGATTCGTTCTATACGTAAGGTTAATCGAACCTGACAAATTAAAGAAATTTAGTTCTATTGCCATTTTATTAGATATTAAATATTATCAACAATTCTTTTATTTACGAGGCGTTAAATATAATAAAAATTTTTAATATTAACTTGTATTTTATTTCTTTTTTGTGAATTCCTTGCATTCATCAAGTATTTCTTTTGTTCTATCTAATTCCGATTTTGTGAACTACCCACCCACGCCAAAGGCGATGGGATGGGCTTCGGGTTTCACAGCTTTGTGCTTCTTTGCAGAAGTCTTATTTATAGCTCCACCCGTGTTTTCGACAGTTCCTGCCGAGTTTAATATTTTTAATCCTTCTCTAAGAATGTTCTTTGCAGCATTAAGGTCACGGTCTAATACGTGTCCGTTCTTGCAAGTCCACTCTCTTATTGAAAGATTTAAGTCTTGATTTATCCAACCACACTCACAACCGGTTTTACTTTTTAAATCTAAAAACATATCCGTTTGTTTGTTTAAATACTCCATTACATACTCTTGAAACATTACTCGCATCCACTTTTA